GGACGGCACTGAGGCCCACCGCGCCGGATTCGTCGGGTCACTCATCGAGGGCCTCGAAGGTCTACTCGGCTTCTTCGGCTTGGTGATCCTGCCGGCAATGGCGGCTGCCACCATCTGCCACTGGATTTTCGATTAAGGAGAACGATATGGCTTGGAACTACCCCGACGGATGCGGCCCCGACGACTACGAGAAGTGGTTCGGCCCCGACCCCGAAGACGAAGAGGACGAGGACGAAGAGGAGGACAGCGAGTGAGTTTCTCCGATCCGGTCCGCATCATCGACCACATTCCACAGGACTTCGACATGAAAGCAAACCACAAACGCCGGCGATACAAGCAGCCGGTACAGCCTCGCGCGGAGGCACACACCAAGGCTCAGCCGGCGAAAGCCCCTGAGCCTTTTTCATGCGAGCGCCCCCGACGCGTTTGGACGCTCATCGCCTTCTTCGGCGCACTGGCAATCGTCGCCGGAGCGCTCATCACTGGATCATGGAGTAACGAATGAAGACTTTGACTGACATCGCGCGCGGCATCGCGCACCAGGCGGAGCAGACGCCGAACGCCGACATCGACGAGCTCTGCGAGAGCTATGTCACAAACTGGCAAGAAGAAGTGCTTGTTGCGTATCTCGCAAATCCCAATTCCTCTACCGATCTCATTGCAGCGATCACGAGCCTTAAGGACGCAAGCTCGGCAAGAGAGGTCACCAAGATCATCGACGCCATCACCGACGAGCTCGATGACGCGCTCTTCGACGCGACGGAGATGATCGCGTATCGCGTCGACTGCATCCTCGCCCCTGAGCCGGGCTTCGAATGCCCAGAGGAGTAAGCATGACGATCACTTCACTTGAGCCGCTCGAGCTACCGATGCCCGAGCCAGAGGACGAGGTCGACTTCGACCCGTACCCAGAGTTCGCCAGCCGCGACGAGTTCGAGCGCGCGCAATGGTTCGGCGAACGTGCAAAGCGTCCCGAGCCGATCTACGACAAGTCGCTTGAAGACTTCTACGCCATCGGCGACGACGAAATCCCTTTCTGAGGACAAAACATCATGACAGACCAAAACTCCGTGCCGCAGGTACACGCGTCAATCGTTGCTGTGGCCGACGCTCTGCGCGAACAGGGGATCAGCAAGAATGACACGGTGAGCGGAGGCGGCAATTACCGTTATCGCGGCATCGACTCAGTGTACGCAGCCCTCTCCCCTCTCCTTGCGAAACATCACCTCTACATCGCACCAGTGAGAATGGAGAAAGAACCCGAAGCGGTCAGCGGCAAGATGCGTCTCATCCGTCTGCAGATCACGTATCGCGTCACCTGCTCCATCGACGGATCCTACATAGAGGTCGTCACGCTTGGCGACGGCATGGACACGGGCGACAAGGCATCTGGCAAGGCCATGAGCTACGCATACAAGAGCTTGATGTTTCAACTCTTCTGCATCCCCGTCGTGGGCCAGCCGGACACCGACAAGGACGCAAGCCCCGAAGAGCCGCCCCCCTTCCTGACCGAAGACATCATCGCTTCAGCACGGTGTGCCGCGGACTCCGGCTTGGAGGCGTACAGGGCCTTCTTCGCAGGCAGCACCCCCGACCAGAGAAAAGCGATGGTGAGCTCTGGCCTTCACGAAGAACTCAAGTCCACGGCGGCCAATGCCGACGCCGAGGCCGCATCAATATCTCACTAAGGAGAAACAATGGCATCCGTAAACAAGGTAATCATCCTCGGCAACGTCGGTCAGGATCCTGAAATCCGCGAAGGCAACTTCATGGTCGCTGCCCTCTCTATCGCAACGAGCCGCAAGTGGCGAGACAAGGCCGGTGAGACTCAGTCTGAAACTGAGTGGCACCGCGTCTCTGCTTTCGGCCGCCTCGCCGAGATCATCAGCCAGTACGTCCGCAAGGGCGATCCGATCTACATCGAAGGCCGCCTGCGCACGCGCAAGTATGAGGACAAGCAAGGGATCGAGCGCTGGACCACTGAAATCATCGCAGAACAGCTCCAGCTTCTCCGCCAGAAGGACAACGATGATAATCCGGCGCAGGCCAAGCCTGCCGCACAGCGACGCGATCCTGAGCCGGCATACGACTCTGACGTACCCTTCTGACCATCTTGACAACGCTGTCAAATTGATCAGTCATTCGATTTTTTCGAATAACTCAAGCCCTCGGCGAAAGCCGGGGGCTTTTTTCATACGGAAGCTACTCATGAAATCGATAAACGAGAAACAAAACGAACGTCCTGCGCTCATTCGTGCTATCCAGCTTCGAAAGATGTTAGGCGGAATTGGCAACGCGACGTTGCGCCGCTGGGTCAGGGAAGGAAACTTTCCGAAGCCCATCAAACTTGGCGCGAACTGTGTCGCATGGCGCCTTGACGAGGTCGACGCATGGCTCGAATCCCGTCCACGTTATGACGAATAAGACAACCCGCCAACATTAAGGACTGAGCTATGAATTGGATTGAATGGAAAGGCGAAAAGGTCGGAGATATGCACGACCCCGTCTGCGTCTGTCTCATGACACATATCGACAACAGATGTATCTACGCGATTCTGCCTCGTGCCTACTGCTGGACCGAGGGCGATCTGGAAGGGAACGGATGGTTCTACTTTGAAGGAGACACAAGCCGGCATCACTCAATTACGTATCACGAATGCTACGGAAAGTGGGTGAAGGTCTTCGACCACACCAGAGGAGACAAGATCTTCTACTGCAAGCCGCACCTTCCAGACGGCACAAAGTTCGAACTGAACGACATCAAAAAACGGCAGTTCAAAGGATGGGCGGTCGTGAAAGAAATGCATGTATTAAGGACAAGGAAGGACTAGCTTTGACAACGCGCCTCTGTTTCGGGTATGCTTCCTGTGTCGACACCGCAACGGTGCGACGCGGGATTGGCGTCCCGAATCGATAGGCGGTCAGCCGCCACTAGTCGTGTAGCGGCTTTTTTGTTGGCTGATCGCATGGGCCCCTATAACAGGGATCCATAAAGGGGGTAGCGTTTCACGCCCCCCTTTGCAAGTCTCCGAATTATGACGGGGCTTGCAGGCTCCTAACGGAGGCCAGAACCTATCGACTGGTACGCCAACCTGCAAGTCCTGTCACCATCAATTGGCGTTGATGTGGCAGGTTCTACAATCTGTTCGATAGGAGACATTCAATGTCTATCCCCGCCAGCTTCTCGTTTGAGAACACATCTGTCCGCACTCTTGGCACGAGCGATCTTCCTCTTTTCGTCGCGCTTGATGTCTGCAACGCTCTCGGATACAAAAATTCGAAAGATGCGACTACCCGTCACGTCGACCCCGAAGACCTCATCAAGTCCGAGATCGAAACGAAAGGCGGCCGCCAAACGGTCAACTGCGTCAACGAGTCCGGCCTCTACGCCCTGATCTTCGGCTCAAAGCTCGAATCCGCAAAGCGCTTCAAGCGCTGGGTCACGTCCGAAGTCCTTCCCGCCATTCGCAAGACGGGACGCTACGAAGCCCCGACCACGATCACGCCCGCAGAGCAACGCGCCATTCAGCGCGAAGTGGCCATCCGTGCACACAAGACCTCATCGAACTATCGGACGATCTACCGAGCCATCAAGGCACGCTACCAGATCGCACGCTACGACCAACTGCCGCGCACTCAGCTCGAAGACTGCCTCGACTTCATCAGAGAAGTCGAGCTCGACGTGCCTGAGGTGCCTCACACCGCGCACCCCGACGACGGCGGCTGCCCTCACTGTGGCCTGCACCCTATCCCCGCAGGCTCGATCGTTCTCTCCGCGCGTGAGGCCGAGAACCTGCGGACTTTCGTTTACTACTGGCGATATCTCTTCCGCGAAGACCTCGAGACCGTCCTCAAGCTGATGCGTCTCCTCCAGTCGCCTTTCGCGCCTCGCTTCTACGAAGCCGTGACAAGCATGAATCTCGGTTCCATCGAGGACATGCTCGATCGCCACGGCTATAGCGTGAGGCAACTGTCCTGCTACCGCGCCCTGACTGCTAAGTAACAGCCACACCCAATTTTCACATCGGCCCTGCCCTAACCGGCGGGGCTTTTTCATAGGTACGCAAAATGAAGCTCTACCAAATCAGTGACGCCATACGTCAAGCCCTCGATCACATCGAGCTCGATGAAGAAACTGGAGAAATCCTCAATGCCGACGAACTCCACGCCGTCGAAGCAGAAGCCGCCGACAAGATCGAGGCCACGGCGCTCTACCTTCGCGAGCTCGATGCCGAGGCCAAGGCCGCCAAGGACGAAGCCGACCGCATGCTCGCCCGCGTCAAGTCAATGCAGAAGCGCTCGGACTACCTCAAGACCATGCTCCTCGATGCGCTACACGCGACCGGCAAGGTCAAGACTGGCCGCGTGACTGTGAGCATCCGCACGACGAAGGCCGTAGAGATCGCCGAAGGTGCCGACCTCCCCGAGGCATACACGACCGTCAAGACGACCGTAAGCCCGAACAAGGTCGCCATCAAGCAGGCTCTGCTCGACGGCGTCGAAGTCCCCGGCTGCCACATCGAAGAACGCGAAAGCGTCCAGATTCGCTAGAACCTACTCACGGAGGTAGCAATGAAAACCACAAAAACGAACCCCGCAAAACTGCTTCTGCGCTACCTCTGGCCGCGCATGCAACGCGGCGAACGGCACTTCATCATCGACGACACTCAGCTCGCTTTCAGCATGACGGCGCAACAGCTGAGCAAGGTCGTCAGGCGATTCAATGAAACCGGGCACGAACTCAATTGGCCCGGTTTTCATTTTTCCGCGAAGGTGCTCGACATCTACCGCCTCGAGATCACAGCCGCCCGAGAAGCCGACCCCGTGCCTGAAGGAGCGCTGCTATGAGGACTCCCCTCTCACTCATCACGGCCGCCATGGCCACGCAAGGAACGTGAGCATGAAGATGACTTTACCAACGAATAAATATGTTGCCGAAATCCTTGAAGAGGCAAACATAGCCCCGCTTGAGGTTTCTATGGCGATTCTGGAACGAAAGTCGGTCCAAGAACTCGCGGAAATGTTCAAGTCGTACATGAAAGATGCAACGAGCGACCAACTTCTCCTCTCTGCTGAAGTTTCTCGAAAAATAGGGGAAATCATGATCGCGTCAGTCGACGTTTTTGAATTTCTTGCAAAAGAGAAAAATCATGAAAATCAAGAAACTGCTGTCCCTGCTGCTTTCCGCGGCGCTGCTGATGACCCCGCTGGCCGCCTGCGGCTCCGGGGCCCCTTCCACTTCCGGGAGTGGGACCGAGTCCGGTGTCGGAAGCAGCGCGGCCCCGGATCTCTCCCAGGATACGGAGGAGGTGGACACCGGGGACGCCAGCCTGGACGACCCCCGCAATCAGGACCAGATCGGGGAGAAGGAGCTGCTGGTGGTCAGCTTCGGCACCAGCTACAACGACAGCCGCCGCCTGACCATCGGCGCCATTGAAACGGCCCTGGCGGAGGCCTTCCCGGACTGGTTGGTCCGCCGGGCCTTCACCAGCCAGATCATCATTGACCGGGTGCGGGAGCGGGACGGCGTGGAGATCGACAATGTCAAGGCGGCCCTGGACCGGGCGGTGGACAACGGCGTCAAAACGCTGGTGGTCCAGCCCACCCACCTGATGGACGGCCTGGAGTACACGGACCTGGTGGACGAGCTGGCCCAGTACGCCGACGCCTTTGAGCATATCGCGGTAGGCGCGCCCCTGCTGACCAGTGATGGGGACTTCCAGGCGGTGGCCGACGCCATCACCCAGGCGACCGCCCAGTACGATGACGGTGACACTGCCATCTGCTTCATGGGCCATGGGACCGAGGCGGAGTCCAACCGTGTTTACGGGGAGCTGCAGCAGGTGCTGAACACGGCCGGGCACGATCACTATTATGTGGGGACCGTGGAAGCGGAGCCCACGCTGGAGGATGTGCTGGCCGGGGTGAAGGACAGCGGGGCGCATAAAGTGGTGCTCCAGCCGCTGATGATCGTGGCCGGAGACCACGCCAACAACGACATGGCCGGCGACGAGGAGGGCTCCTGGAAGCGCGCCTTCCAGGATGCCGGCTATGAGGTGGAGTGTGTCCTGAAGGGGCTGGGGGAGCTGGAGGCCATCCAGCAGCTTTTTGCGGCCCACGCCCAGGCGGCCATGGATACTCTGGAAAGCTGAGGAAAAGAGGCAGGCGGGGCCGGACCGGGGGGGCGCTCCGGGGCGGTCCCGCCCATTCCAAAGAGGAGAGAAAGGATGACTGAGATGAGAAAAAAGGGGATGGCTCTGCTGCTGAGCGCCTGGATGCTGCTCACTGCGGGGTGCAGTCAGGGGACACCCGCCGGAACATCCTCCGTTCCGCCGGAGAGCAGCCAGGTGGCCTCCGGCAGCGAGATGGCCGGTGTGACCGATGTGGTGGAGGAGGGGATGGTCCCCGTCTCCGGGGACAGCCTGAAGGACGGGACCTATCCGATCACTGTGGACTCCAGCTCCTCCATGTTCCGGGTGGTCCGCTGTGAGCTGACCGTTCTGGACGGGGAGATGACCGCGGAGATGACCATGGGCGGCACCGGCTATCTCCGGGTCTTTCCGGGGACCGGCGAGGAGGCCGCCGCGGCGGCAGACACGGACTGGATCCCCTATGCGGAGCAGGCGGACGGGAGCCACGCCTTTACGGTGCCGGTGGAGGCGCTGGACCAGGGGATCCCCTGCGCGGCCTTCAGCAAGAAGAAGGAGAAGTGG